CCACCACTTAAATTTGTACCTGCTACAACAGAAGTAATATCTCCAACTGTAGGTGTTTCAAAAGTTGGAGGAGCTCCTGCTCCTGCTGAAGTTAAAACTTGTCCGTCTGATCCTGTGGCTACTGCTACAGGATTACCAGATGCATCGTATGAAATTATATTTCCATCTGTACCTGGGGCCATCTTAGCTAGTGTTACCGAGTCATCGGCTAATCTTGCGGAAGCCACTGATCCACTTGCTAAAGCAGTTGCGTTTAATGCTGTTAAGTTAGATCCATTGTTTGCAACAATGTTTCCACTTGCATCAAGGATCACAGCTTTGGAAGCAGGAAGAGTACAGAATACATCTTTAGTCCCTGCAGAAAAGTTTACTGCAGAGTCACTATTAGATGATGAGATAACTGTAGTTCTAGCTAAAGTATCTGGAGCTGCATCAGTAATTGTTCCGAGTCCAACTTCAAAATCTCCGTTCGAAGCTGTAATAGCATAATAAGTAGTATTAGAATTACCTATACCCGCAACAAATGTTTCAAAACCTGAAACTGCTCCTAGGAGACTTAAAGTTCCTGTACCAGTTGTGGTCGAAGTTTCTTTTACTCTATCGTTTACTACTAAAGCCATATTTACTCCTTAAATTTATGCTATTCTTAAAATTGCAGCAGCAGTTGTAAATGCAGGAAACTGAATTGTAAATGTTCCAGATGTTGCAGTTTTATCTCCGCCAAAATCTAATACACAAACTGCATCGGTAGTGCTTGAACCACCATTAGTTTGAGTATTATAAATTAAAGCTCCTCTTGCTGTTAATGTTACACCCGTGAAAGATAAATCTGCAAAATCAGTAATAGCTACTGATGATGAAACTTTTACACCTTGGTTAACAAGTGCTTTACCACCTGCTGCATAAGTACCTGTGTTTGCTACTTCAGTATTTGATCCACCACCTGGGTTAGTTGAATAGTTTGCTGTTGATTTACCTAATGTTGCTGAATTTGTGTACATTGCTAATTTGTATGTATCCCCACCTGAGCCGTTAGCATCAAAATCATGAAACCCTCGAAGTAGTTCTTTTTTAAATGTACTGCAAATTGCGTTTGTTGTTATTGCCATAATATTTTTTCTCCTTAATTAATTTATGTGTTTGGAGTTGGTGAAGGAACTACCACTCTAGGCACACCATCATCAAACTCCCCTCTTCTTCTTCTACCCATTTGTTGTAAGGCAAAATTTTGTATCTCTTCATTATACTTTGTTTCATACAGGTTGTATAGATTGTCGGGTCCTTTTAGGAACCTAAAAGCTTCCGATAGAACACCATGTAATAACATAGATTCTTGATAAGTTGAAAGATATGTACTGTTCGTACTAGTAAAATTAGGTGGTTGTTTTATAAAATTAATTTGCACTGTATCTGCAGTAGCAGGAGTAGGCGCAACTAAAATTACTGCCCCTTGTTGAACATTATCTTCCCAATTAGCCCAATATTTAGGGGTGCCTGTTTCTGAATCATTTGGTGCATATTCAGATATAAAACTTGTGTCTCTTTTCTCTAAAAATAATCTGTTATTACTACTATCAATAACCTGTACTGATCTTATAAAAATACAATCTGATGGTAAAAGAACATATCTATTGTTTACTGTAAAATTAGATGTAGAATATTTTCTTAAGTCATCGTAATCAACCTTACCTGCTACATCTAATTCAACAGATTTTATAAAATCTTGAATGATTGCGTCAGTTAAAACATTACTATCTACTTCAGTGTAATTTCTTACTTGAGTTAAAAAATTTGAATGTGTTATAGCCATTATGTAATACTTACAGTTATGTTGCCAAGAGTTGGAATTAATTGTCTTCTTCTATTTTGTAATGATGGATCCTCTGGAAACATACTTGATATAGAAGTTGTTATACCATTTGATGTAACTTCAGTTGACTGTGTTCCAAAAGCAAATTGTCCTGGTAAAGTTAAATTAGCAGTTATCATACCTTGGCCTCCTGTTGATGCTATTGCACCATTGACTACAGTCGGTTGTTGAAAATCTTGTGACCGTGTATTTTGTAAAGCTATTGAATCTGCTTTATGATATGGTGGATCTAATTGTGGATGTTTAGGTTCATACTCTGATGTATGGACCAATGCACCTGTCCACTCTTTTACCATTTCTTTATAAGGAAATGCTTGGCCAGATCTATCTGATATTGCTTTACTTCTTCTTCCTGATGCGTAACTCATTACCCACCTCCTGGAAAGTATGATTGAGGTGATATATAAACTGAAGTTCTAGAGCCATCTTCATTTAATGCTCTAATTAACTCATCCTCATATAATTGTTTTAAAACTTGTATTCTATCAGGTGCTCTTTTTTGTGCTAAATAATACGCAAGGCCAGAACACATACAAGGTAAAAATCTATAAGCGACATCAGCTGTTTTTGTAAAGCCGCCTGCATCTTCAATTCTGTTTATTGTATAAAATTTTAATGTTGTATAAGTAGATGCATCGGGTGCAAGATATAAACTTATTGTTGGATCAGTTTGTCTATCAACATAATACTGTGAAGGTTGGCCTGTTTGTAATTTATTTGGAAGAGCAGAATAAGCTGATCTATCAATTTTTGTTAATGCTATATCATTTGTTGATGATGTATTTCCTGCTGCATTTGTTGTTGAGATATATGCTTCAAGTACATCGTTAACATCTGTAGCTACAGTATATGTAGCAGTACCTGCTACTAATGATTTTTCATTTAATTTAACTTTCCAAAGGTGTACACCTCTGTTTCCCCATTCAGAAAATAAAAGATTTAAACTTCTTCTTGCGCTACGTAAGTCATTACCACTATTAGTCCGCATACCACATCGTTCGTATGCTTCTTCAATAATGTCATCAATCTGAAGATCGAATGATGTAGTTCCTGATGTAGCCATAATGCATTAAAGTATGTCTTTATGATAATCTAAAGACTTTCCTGGTATTAAATTTTCATCTGATAAGCCATCACCTTGAGTTCTAGCTGCGCCATAACCTTTAGACTCACCACCCATGTATTTCATGTTACCCATTAGTTTTGCTTCTTCAGCAGCCCCACCACCTTTTTCTCTAAGTTTTTTTAATTTAGCTCTTCTTTCTTCTTGTTTTGAAAGTTTAAGTTTGTTTGCTTTTGATCCTGGTGATTCAACAGATTTACCGACTCTTGCTTTCAATATCTCTCCACCCATATTTTTTTTCTTAGCCGATTTAGATGCAGCTCTCATTTGAGTAAGCATTCCTGTTCCCATTAAAGATTGTTTTGCAATTTTTTCCATCAAATCAATATCTACCTCTTTACCTGTTTTTGCTTTCATCATCTTAAAATCTTCACCAGATATTTTACCATCTTTGTTTTTGTCTAATTTTTTTTGTCCACCTTTTAACATTGTATCTCCTCCTTTATTAAAAAATCTAGCCATCATTGCAGCAGGTGAAAGAAGTTCTGCTCCTTTAGCACCCTTTTTTTTTGCTTTTTTCATTAGTTGTGGAAGTAAACCCATCATAATATTTCTCCTTGAATTTTATACATCTATCATACCACCATAATATCTCTTGGTAAAGGTACTGACATTATTTGGCTTTCCTCCAGGATTACCGGCTTGTCTTTTCCTTGCAACAGCAGAACGCTTTTGCGAGTCTGTCATTCGGTTTGCTTTTGCAACAGGAACGCATTTGGGGTATTTTCTTTTTGATCCACTTGCAGATTTTCTTCCACATTCCTTATATCCTCCCCCTTTTTTTGGTGACCCTATATCGACCCATTTTTCATTGAACCATTTTTTAAGACCCATTAGAATACGCCTTTGAAACCTTTGCCTTTAATCGCTGCTCCTGTTCCACGGGCCATGCCTCCACAATTAAGTTCTGTAAAAATGGGTTTTCTTCCTTTAGATGAATCCCCATATTGACTTGTTGTAGTATCAATAGACATTGCTCTGTCTGGCTCAACAATTGTATATGGCTTTTTCTTTGGTTTTTTATAATTATATTTTTTTTCTTTAGGAAAATTATCTACAATTTTCTGTGTTTCTTTTTTTAATTCTTCAATAGTTTTTGCACCCATTAAATCATATCCTTATAATAATTACTTAAATTTTCATTTGAAACTTCATGCCCTGCTAAATTACCTTTAATGTAACTTCCATTATAAGGTTGTAAAGTTTGTGCAAATTTTCCTGAGGATGCTTTTACTACCGATTGTAAAGTTTTAGCTTGAGAAGCGTGTAACTTAGATGCTTTTTTTAAACCACCTATTACTTTTTTAATTTTAGATTCTCCACCTAATTTTTTACCAGCAGGTTTAGGTCCCTTAAAATCTTTTCTTTTAAGACCAGATGGATCTTTTGCTTTTCCTGCACAAATTTTAGATGCATAAGCATTAGCATATGCAGAAGGGTATACTTTAAATTTTCTTTTGGCTGCAGATTTTCCTCTTGCACATAATTTAGTCATGCAAGAAGTATATCATTTATTAACTATACAGTAAACGTCTTGGCTAAAACGTTCTTTTTTTTCTTTTTTAAAGCTAGTTTAACTCTTTCTTTTTTCTTTTTTTCATCTCTAGCCCCTCTTAATTTTCCGTCTATTTGTGCTGGTATTTGACCTCTAGTTATTGCCATTATAATATATCCTTTGCGTTTCCTAATATAGGTTTATACTTAGTTTTACCTTCACTTCTATATGCATGCAAGAACTGTTTTCTTGGGGTGCCTTCTGTAATACTACAATGTATCCACCCTGAGTTGGGTTCTCCTGAAACAAAGTACTCGACAATCAACTGATCCCATTCTAATTCCCTACGTATCCAATCTGCTAATTCTCTATTATCAACTCCAACACATTCAAAATCTGCCGCTTCCGCTTTTGAGTGCTGGCTATTAATCGAGCTGCCGATAGCAGTGCAAAGTTGAGGTGAACGAAATCCTGACGTAACTTTGACTCTGCCAAAGTGGTCACGTACGGGTTGTAAAATTTTTTCACAAAGTAATTTTAATTTTTCTATTTGATCTGCATTAGGATTATTATCTATACCCTTACGTATAGCAGTGTCTGATTTAATTAACTCTTGAAGAGTAAAATTACGTGTAAGATCCATAGCTACTCCTATTTTAATATTAATTTAACAATTGATTTTTCACCCATGTAAATCTCTGTCTCTGCTTTAGATTTTATACATTGGTAGTCTATACGACTTGTACCTGATCTCATTGCAATACGTTTAGCTTTTAAACAAGTAGACATAGAGTCCTGTATTCTATGTTCTTTTATTTCACCATTTACAATCATTAATAAAGCTATTACAATTTCCAATTAGTGTGCTCCATTTCCATTCGCTCTAACTTTATCTTTTAATTGTTCTACATCATCTAATGCTTTTTCTAGCTGTGCTTTTAAAAATTCTATATTGACTTTGTTAGTCATATTTTGTTCTTGAGTTATCTCTAACTTCTCTGTTGTTTTGTATAAGTCTTCTATCAACATGTATTGTTCTTGATCTGTAGGCAGTTGTTCACTTTTCTTAAGTAAGTCTGCTTGAAACAATTCACGTGAAGTCTCTAAGCTTGTTAGTCTAGCAGTAATCTCGGTGTACGCAAACACGCCAGCTACAACGCCAGCGATAATCATTAACATGTTCTTGACCGGCATGCTTACAGAGGTGTTCTCACTAATTTTCATTTTTAGGTCCTATGATTTTATCATTCATTAATTTGATTTCAGGATTTTCTTTTTTGTAATCATCTTTTAATTCATCCCATTTACTTTTACCATCTGCGGGTCTATTGTCTAATTTAACTGGAGTAACACCAATACACTTTGATACTAATAATCTAAAGTTATCATTTTGTGCAAGACTTGGATTGCTATTAACCCTACCACACATTTTCATTAATTCTAACTGCTGCTTGAGTTCCATGTTTTCTTGTTGCACTGCTTTAAATTCTTTAGTGCAGGCTGAACCTAAAAATTTTCTATAAGTTAAACGTATAGATTTATCATCACTAGGGCTATTATAATTGTTTGTAGGATCATAGTGTCTATACCTATTTTCGTAGTCTCTTTGTTCAACTGATACGGAAACATCTCCAGTACTACAAGTGTTGGTTCCGTTGTTTAAGTATTCATTTTTAGGATATGCTGGTTTTGCAAACATAGTTAGCCCTATAAATAATAAAATTAAGATTGCTGTAAATCTGTAATCCATCCTGAGAATCTCCATACATTACCTATTTAAATCCTTAATATCGTAGCTATGCTCCCGTACTTCATCGGCTAGCTGTCGATAAAGATTCTCTGCCATCTGCCACGTAGATTCTGCAGAAGTTAGTCTTGTGTTTTGATCTGTAAGTTTTTCTTGAGCTACAGTTAGATCTCTTTGAAGGTTTACTATTTGAGTTTGATTAGAATTAATTGTGTCTGTTAGATTAACAATATACTTAACGCCCGTAAATGTTCCAAAAAGTACAGACGCTATTACGGGCACTAATACAAAATTCTTTTTAAATAATTCTGCTATATTCATTATTTTACTATGTAAGCTACAACAAGAATGGCAACTACAAAACATTCAATCTTGTGGTCTGACCAATAATGTACAACTTTAGTTTTTAATTTATCTATCATGTTTTTCTCCTTTTTTTATTTTTTTACATTTAGACGTAGTAAAAAAATTCCATAAATTATCCATTGCCCCAAAAAGCGAATAAAAAATTTTATCAATCATAGTTTTAAAAATTATTCCTAGTATTATTAAAATAAAAATTATGTAGAGTATAACATAGAGGAGGGTGTCTAAAAATAACCAATAAAGTTTTTCTAGCACTTCCATCTTCTTCTAGCCTGTCTTAATCTAGAATTAGGGTCTTTAGCAGCTTTAGGGAACTTTTTCATTTGACCTGCTGATCTTGCACAATATGATTTTCTACGAGAAGCTCTTTTTCCCCCTGGATTATCTTCAGTTACTGCAGTTTTTAGTTTACTGCCTGGATTTTTTCTTCTGTAGGCCATAACTCCTGCTTGAGTCATCCCTGCTCCACTTTTTGTAGAACGAAAATTCTTTTTATTTCTAGGTGGCATACCACCTTTTTTTAATTCGATTATATCTGCGTAATAATCTAAATCCATCTTAAGTAAATGTAATAGTTACTCCAGCAGTATTAGCGATAGTTGCATGAATACCATCTGGAAAGAAAATACCATTTCCTGGAACATAAACTTCTAGGCCTTCTGTATCAAATAAAAATGTTGCTATAACATTTCCTGAACCACCACCAGATTTAAATATAATAGATGAATTTGATGCACCTTTTGCTTGAATAGAAGTTAGTCTTGCTCTGTTTGTTTTACCTGTTCCACCTATTGCTACCATTTGAGCTGTAGAAGTAGCGTGAGCACTTAATTGATCTGATGAAAAACTTGAGCCACCCATTATCCATTACTCCCTGTTAAATTAGGACCAGAA